GTAAAACCCGAGCATCGTAATGGGACTGTAGGCGGCAGATTGTGGAAAGAATTTGATCGCTTGGCTACAGATTTAATTGACGATGGGCGCATTGATGTAGCAGTCACTGCGGTTATGGCTAACAACTCATGGATTGATTACACAAAAAGAGGCTACAGCCCAATGCAAGCAACATTCTTTAGGGTGCAGTAATGGTTGCTACTATTATTGCTTATACAGCAAGTTTATTAACAGCAGCCGGAGCAAGCGTAGCATTTGCAACAGCAGCCGCCACTTTTGCCGTTAATTTTGCCGTCAGCTACATTGTCAATCGTGTATTTGCCCCTAATGACCCAACAGCAAACCAACCGGTTGACCAGGGCGTAAGACAACAAGTAGCACCTAATACAACCAATTCAATTCCAATTGTGTATGGCAGCGCCTTTATGGGCGGGACATTTGTAGATGCTGTTTTAACCACAGATCAAAAAGCAATGTACTACGTGCTGGCAATCAGCAGCATTAGCCCCAATGGACAATTTAGTTTTGATCGCACACAGTTTTATTACGGCGACCGTTTGGTTATTTTTGATGGCAGCGATTTAACCAAAGTTGTCAGTTTGACAGATGGCGCTGGAAATGTTGATACCAAAATCAATGGATTTCTTTTTATCAATTTGTACATTGCCACCGATGCAGGTGTAATGACAAACGTAACCGGCACAGCGCCAAGCACTTTTATGGGCGGCTCTGACATTGCATCAGGGCAGCGGTGGACGGGCACCAGGCAAATGAACGGGCTGGCCTTTGCAATTGTGAAATTGATTTACAGCCAAGACGCTGGCACAACAAATCTACAACCAATCACCTTCAATGTCACTCAAAATTTAAATGGCACAGGAGCAGCCAAACCTGGCGATGTGTGGGCAGATTATTTGGGCAATGAAGTGTACGGCGGCGGCATGGTGGCTGGTTTGATTGACAGCGCATCAGCAACAGCACTTAACACCTACGCCGATCAGACGATTACTTTTACCAACAGCAGCGGCAACCCAGCAACTCAGGCCAGGTATCGCATTAACGGCGTCCTAGACACAGGGCAAAATGTGCTCGCCAACATTGACCGAATTATGCTGGCCTGCGATTCGTGGAACGCTTATAACGCAGCGTCTGGTAAATGGTCAATTGTCATCAACAAACCAGAAAGCACATCTTACGCTTTTGACGACACTAACATCATTGGTGAAATCAAAGTCAGCTTGACGGACATTACAAATTCAATTAATCAAATTGAAGCGCAATTTCCAAGCAAGTTAAACAGAGATCAGCGGGATTTGGTTTATTTAGAAACACCTAGCAATCTGCTTTATGCTAATGAGCCAATTAATAAATTTTCTTGCAATTTTGAATTAATTAATGAGTCGGTGCAAGTTAGCTATCTGGCAAACCGAGTGCTAGAGCAGGCCCGTGAGGATTTAATTGTCAGCATTAACGCAGCATATCCAGCAATACAGATTGACGCAGGCGATGTGGTATCTATCACAAACACCAGCTACGGCTGGAGTGCAAAATTATTTAGGGCAATGAAAGTCAGCGAGATTTCTCTACCCGATGGCAATCTTGGCGCAAGCCTAGAATTGTCAGAATACAACGCTGCCGTTTATGACGATGTTGCAATCACACAATACAGCCCAGCACCTAACAGCAATCTGTCGTCTGCTAGTTTCTTTTCGGCACTTAGCGCACCAGTTGTTAGTGCATCACGCCCTACAAACAATGTGCCGTCATTTGACATTCAAATTACTACACCAAGTATTGGACGCACGACAAGACTAACATTGTTTTATTCGACGTATTCATCGCCAACTGCGAGTCAGTGGACGCTGCTGGATACGTTTGTTTCCTCGGCATCAACACCATTGACGCCAAGTACAACATTTACATTTTTAAATTTAATCCTACCCGCCGGAACATATTATTTTGGATTTATTGCTGCAAACGATATTTCGCAATCGCAAATCAGCGGCACAAGTTCCGGGTTAGTCTGGGCACCCACTGGCACAGTCGGCACGCAAACGGCAATTGTGTATTTGTATCAGTGGAACAACAGCACGCCAGGCAACCCAAGCGGCAACAGCACATGGACATGGGCAACCGCATCAAACGCATCGTACACAGGCGGCAACGGCTGGGCAGTGGCAATACCTGCTAATCCTGGCACGGCAGGCACCTACCTTTGGCAAGCCAGCACCAGCATCTCAGCGTCTGCCGGGACAACAACAACAACCGTATCATGGGCCAGCGGCTTTAGCGTGCAGGCAATTGCGCAAAACGGTGCCACCGGAGCCACAGGTGCAACTGGAGCAACAGGTGCCACAGGCAGTACTGGAAACACCGGCAATAGCGCAGTGATTTGCTATGCTTTGTACGCCGGCAATCCAACAGTGACAGGCTCGGCAGTCACCATTGCAGGAACGGGTTTGCCAAACACAACCAGTTTCTCGCCTACGTCTGCAACCGCATTTTCGTATGCCGTGCAAACCCCTGGCGCATCGCAAGCAATGTTTCAAAGTGATGGCATTTATTATCCCGTTGCTAATCAAACAATCTGGAACACACCTTATTTGTCAAACTTAAAAGTTGGCAATTTATCGGCAATTAGCGCCGACCTCGGAACTATTACCGCAGGCACAATTACCGGGGCATTGATTCAAACCAGCGCTAGTGGGCAACGTGTGTTGATGAATTACACATCTAACAAATTACAAGTTTATGATTCTGGAAACAATCTAACGGTTGAACTTGGCGGGACAACCGGACAACTTTCTGTTATTAGTACCAATACAGTTTCTCCAGCGGCAGGAGTAACTAATAGTTCAGCTATAGTTCCCGCACTTTATGGCAATAATACAGCAGGCACAAACACTTACGCATCAGCCGCAGGAGTTTATGGGTATGGCACCGTTGCCACTGGCGTTTGCGGGGAAGCAACAACTACGGGTGTTGGAGTCTACGGCATTGCAAGAACAACTGGGGGCACCAATCAAGCTGTTCGTGGCGTAAATACCGCATCAAACGGCGGCACAGTAACCAGCGGAATCGTTGGTGCGTCAAATGCTTATGATTTTTATGCTGACGGAGCAGGCACCAATTACGGGCCATTTACTGGCGCTCACGATGTGCTGGTGCCAATTACAGCAAGTATTTCATTTGGTTACATTGTTTGTGATGTTCAATTAATCATTGCTAAAAATATCAGCAACACTTTATTTGAAGTAGCTATATCTTCGTCTGCCAATCAAGTGCCTTTGGGAATAATGGTTGTTAATAATGGTTTGTTGGCAAACTCTCAACCTGCCGCTTTTATTGAAAAAGTGGAGTGGATAGAGATTGACGGACAAATGAAAAGCATTACCGTGATGTACCACGAATATGACGCTGACAAAGATTTGTACAATTATTGTGCAGCCAACGCTGTGGGCGAAGGCCAAGTGTATGTTTGCGGTGAGTCGGGGAATATTGCCGCTGGCGATTTGATTGTGACAAGTTCCGTTGCAGGTGTTGGCATGAAACAATCTGATAACATTGTGCGAAATATTACGGTAGCAAAGGCACGGCAGTCCATGACATTTTTGGATGCAACGACTCCAGCCCTGATTGCTTGCATCTATTTGTGCGGATGATGTAGAATGACATTACAAGAACCGTAGCCCTGCGAGTTAGCAGGGAGCGTCACTACCCGAGGAAGGGGAATCAGTCTTGGCAATCTTTAACAAGAATACCCTGGCGCAAGTCAGCGGCTTTTCCAACAGCATCATTGCTGGCGAGTTGGTTTACAACCAAAAAACTTACTGGAACCTTGCTCTTACTGATACGGCTGGCACTGCTGTTAATTTGACAGGGGCAACAATTGATGCATCAATTTTGAGGCGATCAGTCACCAACATTATTGACACCCGCAACGGCTTAACATTTGACATTGCCGATTACACGGTTACAACTCCTAGCCCAATTGCTTTAACGATTTCCAATCGTGTCAATGCGTCTGGGACGTTTACTTTGCTGATTGACGAGTCAACTTGGAGCGTAGCATCAAACGATACGCAGCTTGATATCAACGCTACAAATTGCGTAGGCTTTAGTGGCAGACTAAAAATAGCTTTTCCCGCATCTGGCACTACGCCTGCTGATGACAGCATAATTTTCTTGCTGTTTTTGGTGCGCTCAGATGGAGTAACTAACTGATGGCAAACCTACTAGTCAGCGTTGCCGATGGCAACAACATCAACGTTGTCGTTACACCGCCGACAACCCAAATTGTCACGGTAGACAGAGGCGTGGCTGGCCCAACGGGTGCAGCAGGCGCTACTGGTGCCACAGGCGCAACGGGCGCTACTGGTGCCACAGGCGCCACGGGAGCCACAGGCGCAGGCGTTGTTGTTGGTGGCACGGTGGGCCAAGTGCTTGCCAAATTGAGTTCGGTAGATTACGACACAAACTGGGTAACGGCTGGAGGCTTGGGCACCGTCACATCTGTTGCTACGGGCACAGGCTTATCAGGTGGGCCAATAACTACATCGGGCACAGTTGCTCTTGCAAATACGGCAGTAACTGCTGGCACCTACACCTCGACAAATTTGACTGTTGACGCCCAGGGCCGAATCACAGCAGCATCAAGCGGTGGCGGCAGCGGGACGGTTACCAGTGTTGCCGCTACAGTCCCTTCTTTTTTATCGGTTGCTGGCTCGCCAATCACTACGTCAGGAACGATTGCAATCAGCTATTCGGGCACGGCTCTGCCAATAGCCAACGGTGGTACAGGCGCAACATCAGCGGCAACGGCTTTGACTGCCCTTGGCGCTTATCCGGCAACCAACCCGTCAGGATTTACTAGCACGCAATACGCCACTATTTCAAACGACACCACGACAAATGCAGTGCGATATCCATTGTTTGCGGATGCAACAAGCGGCAATCTGACAACCGGCTACGCATCGTCCACAAAATTAAAATACAACCCGTCAACAGGCGCTTTAACGGTTTCTCAACTAATTATTGGCCCGTAAAATCATGGGAAAAATTACATTTGAATCATCGCTTGGGGGCGTTGCCGATTTAGTTGGCCCCGCTACTGCAACAACGGTAACGCTTAATTTACCTGCAACGTCAGGCAATATTGTCGGCACAGGTTCTACTGGTGTAGTGACGACAGCAATGATCTCGGGCCAAATTGCGGTAGCGCAAGGCGGCACAGGCGTAGCTACTAGCACGGGCACAGGCTCAGTTGTACTTAACACATCGCCGACTTTAGTGACACCGGCTCTTGGTACACCGGCATCTGGCGTCTTGACTAATGCAACAGGCTTGCCTTTGACAACGGCAGTGACTGGCATATTGCCCGTGGCAAACGGCGGCTCTGGCACGGCAACGCCTGCAATCGTCGCAGGAACAAATGTCACAGTAAGCGGCAGTTGGCCTAACCAGACTGTAAATGCAACAGCCAGCGGCAGCGGGACAGTCACCAGCGTGGCAACCGGCACAGGTTTGACAGGTGGGCCAATTACCACAAGCGGCACTGTAGCCCTTGCAAACACTGCTGTTACCGCAGGCACCTATACCACAGCCAACATCACTGTCGATGCCCAGGGACGGCTTACAGCGGCTGCAAACGGCTCTGCTGGCACCGTTACCAGCGTTTCGGTAGTGTCGGCAAATGGTTTGGCTGGCACTGTTGCGACAGCAACATCAACGCCTGCAATTACTTTGTCCACCAGCGTTACAGGATTGCTTAAGGGCAACGGCACGGCAATCAGCGCAGCCACCGCAGGCACAGACTATCTAGCACCTGGCGGCGCATTAGGCACACCGGCAAGCGGCACGCTGACTAACACTACAGGACTGCCGCTAACTACTGGCGTAACGGGCACGCTACCAGTTGGTAACGGCGGCACCGGGACGACTACGCCAAGCATTGTGGCTGGTACAAATGTTACCGTCACGGGGACATGGCCTAACCAAACCATTAATTCAACGGCAAGCGGTACTGGTGATGTAGTCGGCCCAGCGTCTGCAACTGACAATGCCATTGCAAGGTTTGATACCACAACTGGCAAATTAATCCAAAACAGTCTGGTGACGGTAGCAGATGATGGTGCAATTACAGCGCCGCAAGTCGGGAGCATGATTCCGTTTTATTATGCTAACCAGGCAGCGTTTCCAGCCGCATCAACATCACACGGTGCTGTTGCCCACAGTCATGCAGATGGAGCAATGTTCTTTGCTCATGGCGGGGTTTGGGTACGGATGCTGGACAACGGTGGGCCACTGGGCCCGCCAGCCAGCGGTACAGCTACCAATATCACAGGATTGCCGTTAAGCACTGGCGTGACAGGTACTCTGCCGGTAGCAAATGGCGGCACGGGCACAACAACACCAAGTATTGTTGCGGGGACAAACATAACCGTTACAGGCACCTGGCCCAATCAAACCATAAATGCTGCTGGTGTAGGGTTAGGTACAGTCACCAGCGTTGCTGCCACAGTGCCAAGTGTTTTTAGCATTTCTGGATCGCCAATTACAACCTCTGGCACGTTAGCAATAACTTACTCTGGGACGGCATTGCCAGTAGTAAATGGCGGTACGGGAGTCACAACAAGCACGGGAACTGGGGATACTGTTTTATCAAACTCACCGACTTTAGTTACGCCTATTCTTGGCACGCCAACCTCTGGCACGCCTACCAATGCTACGGGTTTACCACTAACCACGGGCGTGACAGGCAATCTTCCGGTTACAAATTTAAACTCAGGAACATCTGCAAGCGCAAGCACATTTTGGCGTGGCGATGCTACTTGGGCAACTGTGTCGGGTGGCGGCGCAACGCCGATTGTGGAAAATGAAAACACAATCTCAGCAAATCGGACAATCACGGTTGGCAGCAACGGCATGAGCGTGGGTTACATGACAGTTAACACTGGCGTATCGGTAACAGTTGGAGCAAATCAGCGTTGGGCAGTACTTTAATTTTTGGAGCAATAAAATGGCAGTAATTATTAATGGCAACAATACGCCTACGGCTGGCGGTATAGGCTACGGCAATGCAACCGAATTAGCGTTTACAACAGCGGGAACCGCAGGACAATTTGTTGTATCTGGTGGTGCTGGGGCACCTACTTTTACCAGTACGCCTGCGCTTGGCACTCCTGCAAGTGGCATATTGAGTTCTTGCACTGTTGACGGAACAGATGCGGTAGGTTTTCGAAACATCCCAATTAACAGCAACAGCGCAGCCTACACAGCAGTTTTAGCAGACTCGGGCAAAGTAATCTTTCATCCGTCTACGGATGCAAATGCTCGGACATTTACTATTCCAGCAAACTCATCAGTTGCGTATGCGCTTGGCACAGCAATTACTTTTATAAATATGACTGCGGCAGTGGTAACTATTGCGATTACCACAGACACTATGTATCTCAGTTCAGCAGGCACTACAGGCTCACGCAGTTTGGCTCAGTACGGTTCAGCAACAGCAATTAAAATGACTAGCACAACTTGGTTAATTTCTGGGAGTGGATTAACATGAGTGGCGCACTTCAAGCGGTTTATCAAAATTTAAGAAGTTTTGGCACTGCACCACCACCTACAGTTGAATACCTAGTAGTGGCTGGTGGTGGAGGCGGTGGCGGCGATGTTGGTGGAGGCGGTGGTGCCGGTGGATATAGAACTGCTAGTGGATTTGCAGTGGCATCAAATACTTCAATTACTGTTACTGTTGGCCCCGGTGGTGCCGGAGGGGCGGGCGCTCCCAACAGAGGCACTAGCGGTTCCGATTCTGTCTTTAGTTCTATAACCAGCACAGGTGGCGGTGGAGGTGCTGCTGGTGGTTCTGTTAATGGTTTAGCTGGTGGCTCTGGTGGCGGTGGGGCAAGAACGGGCGGGGCCGGTGGAGCAGGAAACACTCCTTCAACCTCGCCAAGTCAAGGAAACTCTGGTGGAACACAAACTAATTCATATTACGCTGGTGCAGGTGGCGGTGGTGCTGGTGCTGTAGGTTCAGCAAATACAAATACAATAGGGGGTGCTGGTGGCATTGGTGTTCAATCAAGTATATCTGGTACAGCAACATATTACGGTGGTGGTGGTGGTGGTGGATCTTATCCGTCAAGTACAGTCGCTCCCGGTGGTAGTGGTGGTGGAGGTGCAGGTGGCGGCGGTGATTCTTCAACTCCGCCAATTACAGTCGCCTCATCTGGAACTATCAATACTGGTGGCGGTGGTGGTGGTGGTCGCGGGGAAAGCGCTGCCGGTTCTATCTCCGGTGGCACCGGCGGTTCCGGTATTGTAATCATTCGTTACGCAGACGCCTATGCCGCTGCAACAGCAACAACCGGCTCACCAACAATCACAGTAACAGGCGGATATAGAGTGTATAAATGGACCAGTTCAGGTTCAATAACGTTTTAAATAGCAAAATTAAATGAGTCATTTTGCAAAACTTGATAATACAAACACAGTTCTAGAAGTACATTGCGTACATAATAATGAACTGCTAGACAACGGCGTAGAAAGCGAAGCAAAAGGCGTAGCGTTTTTAATTGATTGGAGTGGCGGCTACACTAATTGGAAACAAACCAGTTACAACGCTACATTCCGTAAAAATTACGCTGGCGCAGGATTTACTTATGACGCAACCCGAGATGCCTTTATAGCGCCAAAACCATTTGCTAGTTGGCTATTGAATGAAGAATCTTGCCAATGGATTGCGCCCGTTGCATACCCAACTGACGGCAAAATGTACCGCTGGGATGAATCAACTATTGCGTGGGTGGAATCATGACAGAAACAGAAGCCAGGCTCAACAGTCACGAAGCAGTTTGTGCAGAGCGTTACGCACAAATTAATGCTCGGTTAAAACGCATTGAAAGCGTATTGATGCGGGTTGCAGGCGTGATGATAATGGCTATGGGCGGGGTAGTGTGGGCGTCAATGACGCTGCGGTAATGGAATTTTTTGAGGCACTAGCAAAGGGATGGCCCATGCTGCTGGCGCTGATAACGCTCATCATTGTGCTGGCTAAAATGGACATAAAAATCGCCGTGCTTGAGGAAAAAGTAAAAAGTTTGTTTGAGATATTTAACAGGAAAGACAAATGAAAGCCAAACTCACTTTTGCAGTAACGCTGATGGTGAGCCTAACGCTTTGCGTTGTTGTTATGTCAATGGTAGGCGTATTGATGATTGGCCTGTTTGATGAAAAAGTGAACAACTCGGAAATCTTTAAGTTGATTAGCCCAGCTTTTCAGACAATTGTTGGCGGCTTTATTGGGTTGTTAGCTGGCGTAAAACTATCACATGATGATGAGGAACCGAAATGATTGGACTAGACGCAATTCTTGGCATTGGCGGCAAGCTGATTGACAAACTTATTCCTGATCCTGCTGCTCAGGATGCGGCTAGGTTGGAGTTGCTCAAGCTGCAACAGAGTGGCGAACTGGCGGCGATGACTGCCCAGACCGAGATCAACAAGGCCGAGGCCAGCAACCCGTCTGTGTTTGTGTCGGGCTGGCGTCCAGCGATCGGATGGGTCTGCGCCCTAGCGATGGGCTACCAGTACTTGGCGCGTCCCATGATGGTTGCCTTTATGCCTGCGCTGGCCTTTCCCGGCTTGGACGATAACTTGTGGCAGTTGATGATGGGGATGCTGGGGCTCGGAGGGCTCAGGACTTTCGAGAAAGTTAACAATGTCGCAGCTAAGTGAGCATTTCAGCCTTGCTGAGTTAACTTGCACTGACCACCGCAGCTTGGACAACACGCCTACCCCCGGCGAATTGGCAAACTTGCAGCGGCTGGCTGAGTTTCTTGAAGTGGTAAAAACCACGCTAGGCGGCAAGCCAATAATGATTAACTCAGCGTTTCGCTCCAAAGCCGTAAATGACGCTGTAGGCTCCAAAGATACCTCACAGCATAGGCTAGGACTAGCTTGTGATTTCAGAGTGCCTGGGGTTGCTCCAGACGCTGTGGTAAGGGCGTTGCTGCACTTACCCTATGACCAGATTATCAGAGAGTATGACGCCTGGACGCACATCAGCATTACCAACGGCAAACCCCGGCGTCAGGCGCTCATTATTGACAAGCTAGGAACTAGACCCTTTGTTTAGCGCCCGATAAACCTCAATTGCATTCTTCAAGTCACCCTGCAATTGCTCTAGCTGATCTTGCTGCTTTTGCATACGCAGGTAAGCCTTAAGCGCGAACTTGTCCAGTACGGCTCTGTCCCATGTGCTAAAAGTGGGAGTCATGGATGTGGGCAGTCATCTGGAATAAAAGCCAGGCAATGCACAGATGTGTACTTGCTTCTTGACTTCTCCCACCTGTCAATGTAAACATCAGGCATCAGCGTCAGTGACCTGCTGATTTGGGATGCGCCAATGTCAAGCGCAAACGACAGCTCACTGGCGGTCATGCCGTCAGGCGCTGCAGCCAGGGCGTCCCTGATGCGTTTAGAGAGTACGGTGATCGTCATGTGTTCTTACTCCGCAATGCGGCTTGTCTCAGGTCAGTCATTTCACTTCCTCCTTTTCAATCGGCACATCGAGCCATTCGCCGCCTTTTTCTCCTTCCCACCATTGCTGGAGATAGCGGACTGTTTTGTTAATGTTTTCGCCATACTCGGGCGCAGGCAATTCATGTTCAAAAAAACGCAGTTGGGGGGTTGGTGTTAATTCAGTCATGCGTTCTTCTTTTTAAGTTTGGCTTCGACTCGTTTAATCAACTCCCAGCTATCCTCGTTATGCACGGCTTCCCATAGCGCTGTAGCTTCAACATCCGTCAGCCCCACCCAAGGCTTTTTGTAAACCTGTGTGTCGTCGTCATCAGTTTGCGCTGCCCACAAACGCAGCGCCTCTGCCTCAATCCTCTTAAATTCGTCTTCCTCTGTATTCATGTCATCCCCCAAATAAACCCCGCCAGCCCTGCAATGCCAACCAGCGCCAGCAGGAACACAACTAAGTGGGCAACCAAGTAGCACCACATCATCAGCTCATAATCGTCATCGTCATTCATAGCGCCACCAGCACTCTTTGCCAAGAGCCGTTTGATGTTTGCCTGCGCTCACCAGTGTCCATTACCAATCCTTTGCGGATTAATGCTGCTGGCCTGGGCGTGATGCTGTTTATGCGGATGTGCGGCAAAGCCTGCTCAAGCTGTTCAGCAATGCAGCCATTTTTATATCGGCGAATAACTTTAAGTACCTCGGCCTCCATAGCAGACGGATCACGCATTGCTATGTGGCTAGTATCTGGATCGGTGTGTCGTGCGTACATAATTACTCCTCAAAATGATATGTCGTCTTCATTGTCTCTGGGCAAGCCTTGATATTCTTTTGGCTTGGGATCATTAATAAATGCCCAACCGTCCCAACCGCCTTCCTTCAACGGGATACTGTCAATTTTGACCATATCGCCCCGCTGCGTTTGAATAATGCTGCCAACCCGCTGATAGCGAT